TTTATTGATTTTGATAGCATTATAACTGGAGCAGCGGCAAAAGCTGGAGCAACAGCAGAAGAAATGGAAATGATGCGCCAGAAGGCAAGTCAGTTTGGCGCAAATTTTCCAATAAGTGCCACGCAAGCAGCAGAAGGTATGGATAGATTAGCAGCGGCAGGTTATGACGCTAATCAAGTTGTTGGTGTTATGCCATCTGTTATTACAGCAGCAGTAGCTAGTGGTGAGGATTTAGCTACGACTTCCGATGTTGTAAGTAATGCTCTTAATATTTGGAATCTAAAACAAGGTGATATTGCTAGTAATGCTATGCGAGTAGCAGATGTAGTACAGATGGCTGCAAATAAATCTAGTCTTAGTATGACAGACTTTGGTGTGGCTATGCAGTATGCTGGTGCTCCTGCTGCAACACTCAATATTTCGATTGAACAATTATCTACAGCAATGGCTATAATGAAAAATAATGGTATTGAAGCAAGTACTATTGGAACATCACTTCGTTCTATTTTTACAAGGTTATCTAGTCCACCTAAATCAGCAGCAGAAGCTATTGAGCGATTAGGATTACAAGTAAAAGATACTCAAGGAAATTTTTTAGGAATACAGCCAATAATTGAGCAATTGCGAACAAAAATGATTGGTATGTCTGATACTGAACAAGTAGCTATTGCTCAAGCTTTAGCAGGTCAGGAAGCTTATAGTGGTTTATTAGCATTAATAAAAACAGCACCCCAAGATTATCAAGCAATGGATAATGCAACTGGTTCTTCACAGGCTCAATTTGAAGTAATGAAAGGTACACTTAAAAATAGTATTGATGGTATGCTAGGGAGTCTTGAAAGTCTTGCTATTAATTTTGGTAGTGTACTGACACCGCAAATTAAGGCAATGACGGACGCTATCGGTGGTTTTGCCGATATGATAAATACCATATCCCCGGAAACAAAGTTATTAATAGGCGATATCTTAATGGGTACGGTGGCATTTACGGGCTTTATGCTGGCAATAGGTAAAGTTATAAGTATTGGTGGCGGTATTGTAAAACTTTATGGAGATATCGGTTTGGCGGCTAAAGGCGGAAGTATTCGAAACAAGGCTTTACAATTTGCTGTTTTAAATACGGTTAATGCTTATAAAAATTTAAATAAGGAAATTACTCTATTAAAAACAGCTCAAGATGGCAGTAAACAATCTCTATTCACAGGTATTTCTGCACAGATTAAACAAACAATAGATAGTTTAAAAAATAATAAACCGCAATTATATATAAACTTTAAAAAGGAATTTGACAGAATACGTGCTTTAAAATGGGTCGATATTACCACAGCAATAGTAAATGTAATGCCTAAAAATCCTATTTCTTCTATAAAAACTACGGCAATAACGCGATTACAGAAATTTAGAACCTCAGCGATTTTAGCAACAGAGTCTTTATCAAGAATGTACAGAACTTTTTACATGAGTAGAGCAATGGAAAGTTTTGCGGGTGGTATAGGAAGAGCAACAAAAAGTATTTTCGGTTTAGTTAAAGCAAGTTTTGCTTTTGCATTAAGCCCTTTAGGAATTGCCTTAATTGCTATAGCAGGAGCGGCGTACCTTATTTATAAAAATTGGGATATGGTTGGTCCGTATTTTATAAGTTTATGGAAACGTATTGAAACGGCTTTAATCAGCGCATGGAATAAAATAAAACCGGCATGGGACAGCTTGATGAACGTTATACCGAAATTAAAAATTGCTATTAACCCGGCACTTGTAGCTTTAGATAATATTTTTACTATGGCAATAAACGGACAGGGAGCCTTTGAACCGTTAATTTCAGTGTTGAAGATTGTAGCAAGTTTTTTCGGCGGCGCATTGGTAGGAGCTTTTATTGTTGCGGCTAATGTATTAGTCGGTACAGTGGTAGCAGCTATTAATGTAGCGGCGGCGATTATAACCGGTTTTCTCGGTGTGCTAGAAGGCGTTATTACATTTCTTACTGGTGTTTTTACGGGAAATTGGGAAATGGCATGGCAAGGAATTGTTAAAATCTTTGACAGTGTATTTTCTACTATTAAAGGTATTGCAGATGGAATATTAGGTGGCGTAAAAGAAACCATAAACGGTATTATTAAAAGTATAAATTCTATTAAGTTTACTGTGCAAGATATTGTACCAGGTATAGGTGGCAAAACTTTTGAAGGATTAAATATTCCACTATTCGCAAATGGCGTTGAAAATT